AAAAAATCTGACTTACAGTATAGTCAGAATTTTATTTTTTCCGGACATTTTTTATAAAAGAAAAAACTGACTCAGGATTACGAACGACCTCAGGAGTCAGATTCTTTACTATTGAAAATAAGTACAAAAAGATTTGCTTTTGTAAAACAAATATATATAATGTAATTACATTTATATCAAACAAACAGACAGATGAGCAAAAAAGAGAAAGTCAGAGAAACTTTCCTCAAAGATCCTTGTACGGTCAGCCTCTCACAGATCAGAACCTTTCTTATTTCAGAGTGATTTGTTGAGATTGAGGCTTGAGGTTCACACTTCAAGCTTGAGGGGAAAGATTGAAGAGCTTTCACTATTCCGCTTCATCACTGAGATTGTCTGAATGTTTACAAAAGAAAACTGAAACTTTTTTATTTAAGCTATCCTGAAAACCATGCATAAAGAATTGACCTTGTATATTCCAGTGGGAACGAAGAAGTTCCCTCTCATTATCAGAGAAACAGGAGAAATAGACCCTGATGACTGAGAAGTTGTAGAGATTTATTGCAAAGAAGCAAATCTTGATCAACCTTATCTCAAGGCTGATATTCCTACCTTATTGCAAGATATCGGAGCGATGATTGAAGCTGAACAAGCAAAGAAAAAAGACGATACGATCAATATCAGAGTAAAGGCAAGAGACAAGGTATTGCTCCAACAATATGCTTCAGCTGGGGGGTATCGCTCATTGAGTGAATATTTGCTTGCAAGAGGACTTGATAGAGCAACTGTATAGCTTTTTATATTTGATCAGAACTATGAATCAGACACCAGAACATTATCGACAGTATAGAGTGATTTCTAAATTTTTCCAACCTATCAAAGACAAACCAGAATTTGATCAGACTTTATATTGAGTTTTTGAAGTGTATTTTGAGCATGGGAAAATGACGGGCATTTCTCCATCACCTCGTTTATGACGATATGAAAGTAGAGAGGAGCTAGAGCAAGAATTTAAGTTTATCTATGATAGACTTAAGGACAAAGACAATACAACAATTTTAGAAAAAGATATGCCAGACCGATACAAACAATCAAAATTTAATGATTTTAGAGTAAAAATTGACGATCAAGATTATGAAAAATTCGCTGAACAGATGAGTAAGAAGTTTTGAAAACCTGAGATAAAAGAAGAACTACAAAAGGACCTTACTGATCGAATACAGAATCATTTTATCAGTCAAACATAAAAAAAGAAATCTGACCGCTTGAGTCAGATTTTTCTTTTAGGTGTAATCTCCTATATGATTTTGGATCTCAGACCAAAAATCTTGTGCATTGTTGGCATTGATCGTTACTCCACTGAAGTGATACGTCCTTGATTGATTATAGTTGTTTACTGGTACTACACTTCCAGAAGTAGAGGGGATAAACATCTCAGGCTTGTAGTTTTCTCCGATCAGATACGGCAACCCTGCTTGTACAGCTCCTCCAAAGGCTCTTGCACCCCTCGCCCCTCAGCCTCCAAATTTTGCTTTTGCTAATGCTTGATACTTGGCAATCAGCTCATCTACCTTCCCTTTCTGCTTATCGATTTCTTTGTTATGAACCTTGGTATATTCCTGATCAAGTCTGATCTTTTCATTGATCAAATTCTGAGTCGCTGCAGTCTCTCGCAAGAGTTTCTTTTCTACTTCTTCTTTTTCTAGCCTGATGTGTTCTGATTTATTAAAGAGATCTTGAGCATATTGGATATTCTTAAAGTTCGTTACCTCTACCATTTTCCCGGTTTCATCTTCATATCGTGCTTTGAGTTCTCCATCTTCTTCTTTACTCTCGATCTTTTTCCCTTCATTCAGTGCTTTTGCGATTGCTTGCTTTTCCATTGCTATCGCTTTTTTCTCATCAAGTTCCGCTGCCTTTGCTTCATATTTATTCAGGATCTCTTGTGCTTTACTTGTTTGCTCAGTAAAATCCTGAGATTTTCTTTGCTCTTCAGTGGTATATTTTTCGATCAAGGCTCTTTCTTTCAAAAGCCCCTGAATCTCTAAGAGTTTTTTTACTTCTACATCATAGAGTTTGTGATATCCTTTATCTTGATATTCTTGGAGTGCTTTTTGATCGTATTGCTCGATCATCCAATCTTTCCCATCTTCTTTGAGTTTTGCCCTCTCTTCTTTGAGTTGTCTTTGGATATCTTGATAACGAGCTCACAAATCTACACTACGCTCTACATCACTCTTTTCTATTTCTTGATCCAGTTCAGCCACCGCCTGTTTCGCCTCGTAAAAAGCTTTTTTCGCCGACTCCTTGAGTTCATTATATTTTTTATTCAGGTTTTCTACCTTTTTTTCTGCATCTTCTACTGCCTTACTATGTTCTTTGATCTTTTTCTCGACCTCGGTATAGCTTTCTTTCACCTCTTTGAGTGCCTCTTTTTCTGCTTTGTTTGAGGACTTTCCTCCTCATCCTCATCCAGATCCTCCAGCTTTATTTTCTCCATATTTAAATTTTGTGTCGAGTTCTTTAGCATCTTTTTTCACCCTATTGCTCAAACTATTGATTCTTTTTGAATATATATCTGTAAGTTTATTGATAAATCCTTCTTCTCCTTTTACTCAAGCTTGTACCATCCCTTCCCATCATTCTGATGCTGTCTTTTTTGTATCAGCCCATAATTTTTTCGTTTCATCAAAAACGGTTTTTAAGTTATTCTTATATTCTTCAGTGCTTTTCTTATCCATCAAAGAAAATTGTCAAACTTCTAGTTTTTTTGGGAGAATGAAATTTAATTTATCTCAAAGCCAATTAATAGAGCTTAAAACAGCATTAATCATGCCAATAAAAACATTTTCTACATCTGTTTTTAATTTCAAAAACCAATTATAAATACCACTAACACATCACTGAAATCCTGAAACTAAAGTTTCAGCTGTTTTATATCATGTAGAAACAACAGTTCGGATTGTTTCTTTGATAAAGTTTCGTCATGTTTTAAAACCTTCTGAAATAACACCAATTCAAAGTTCTAAATAATAAAATAAATCTGCCCAATCTCAGGTAAGCCCAGTTGTGACTTCTTCGTTAGTTTCGTTTAAAGATCAGAGTCAATCTCCAATTTCACTAAAAATTTGATTCCAACCCTCGCCAACTTCTCCGATAGCATCTTTCAATGGGTCAACTAAACTCTGAATACTACTATATATAGCTCAAAAACTATCAACAATATTATCCTCATTTTCTTGGATTAAATTTGATGCCTCTATTACATATTCTTTAAGAACAACAAGTAAACCTCCTCATATTTTTTCTCCCATTTGAGAAAGCTGATCCTGAAAATTCGACAAAAGACCAGTAAATGTTGCTGACTGCTTATACATCATATCCGCAAACTTTCCTCCCTCACTCGTCATTGTCTCAAAAGCCTTTGTTACGTCGTTGGCAGATATTTGCCCAGAGCTAATCATATTTTGGATCTCCTCTTTACTTTTCCCCGCATTCTTTGCAAGCTCGTCCAAAAGAGGCACTCCATTTACCAGAAAATCCTTAAGCTCACGACTAGTCAACTTCCCCTGAGTGATTACTTGCCCATAGTTCATCGCGAGTCTAGACATATCTGCACCAGTTCATGATGCTACATCTCCGAGTGCTTTTAGTGTCGGAATAATATTCTCTGCACTTACTCCCATTGCAAGCAATTGTTTTGCATTTTGTCTTACTTCAGGAAGTTCAAAAGGAGTTTTAGCAGAAAAATCAGACAAATCTTCAAGCAGTGCGATTGCCTTTTCTTCAGATCATAACATAGTAGTAAAAGCAATCTTTGCTTGCTCAAGATTATCTGCTAGGGTCACAATCTCTTTTGAAAGAGCTGTAAATGCTCATGCCGAGATTACACTTGCAATGGCTCATTTGAGAGGTCAAAGTGCTTGTGTAAAGGAGCTAGTAAAATTCTGACCTCCTTTTTCCGCTATACTCTTTATTTCTGTACTAAGCCTTCCCTCCAGCTGGTCAAGTTTTGCCTCTATTTCGATAAAAGCTGATCCTACTTTTTGTTCCATATTTTTCAAAAAAAACTAAAAATCTGACTTTGAGTTTCTCGCTCATTATAGTCAGATTTCAGTTTTTTCCGGACATTTTTAATTATCTATTTTTTGATGAATATAGTCCCTTACTTCCTGGTATTTCTCTAAATTTTTAAACATAATTGGTTTATCGTTCCCCACTTGTATCTCAATACCACCAAATCAAAGAAAGTGTTTTATCTCAACTGCATTAATCTTTTTATACTTTATATCTTTTTCCTCTCTATGAAGAATACCTTTCTCTATTACCACACTATCGTCTTTGATAATGAGCTTTTCTCTAAAAACTTGTAAAGTCTTTGCTCCAAATATTAATAAAAGGATCCACCAAAAAAAAGCTCATTGGAAAGCTAGCCAGAGTCAAAGATCTCAAATCAGAGCAAGAGTATTAACAATACCTAACAATGCCCGTAATCATGTAGGAATCGCCCAGCACCATTTTACAAGAGAGTTTTTTCCATATATCTTTTTCATCACAAAAAATTAAGATATAAACGACCTATTATTAGTCTTTTTATGATTAAAAGTCAAGAAAATATTGCATTATTGCTTTATAACTTTATTAAGTAAGGTATTTTATTTCTTTTATGAAATTTATGTTTACTTTTTTTTGACAATTGATTAATTATTTCTTTGGGAAAAATATTCCTTATTGGAATACTTATTATCCATCAATACACGATCAATCTGAAGATAAGAAAAGGTTTTATAAATATTTTTGTAATGAAATAGAGAAATGAAATTATATTGAATTATGAGAAAGCCTTTCGTATGTTTTTTGTTATTTGTATCAAATTATAAATGACTTTATATTTACCAGAAACATAGAAATACTTGAAATAAAAGCTCAAAATTTAATCAACTTATACTGACACACTAAAGTAGCATCATACGTCATATATCGACGAAGGGATTGTTATTTATTGATAAAAGATTATGAAAAAGCCCGAGAGAAAGAAAAACAACTTAATTTTTGAATGAGTATAGGGAAATTATTATTCTATTCTAAAAAAGGAGTATTTTCCGGCGAATCATGACAAGATTTTTTAAAAACTTTTTGATCCTCTTGCCTAACAAAATTTTGAAAAGAAAATATAGATTGAGTAGAACAAGCACTTGATATTTTTCTTAAAGATTTCAAATTAGAAAATGGATTATGACCTGTGGATTTCTTTTGTCAGGACTTCCAAAATCCGAATATAACAGATGAAGATGTAGAAAAATATCGTATTTTTTTCAAATCTAACGAGGAATTTGAAACTTATAAAAGCTATGACTTAACTCGCTATTGAAGAGATGAATCTCTCTCTCCCTATATTAGAAACGAAGACATTATGCTATTCTGATGAGTTAGAATTGAAGAAAAAAATTCTAGAAGTCATATATCCGAAGAGTCTATGTTTATAAAATGATATTGAACAGTTACCATAAAAACAACGCTACCAACATCATTACCAGATGAACATTCTACTTTAAGGACAGAAATCATTTGACCAGGATATCTTATTAGCAAAGCACTCAGTAATTATGCAAAAGCAATTATAAAAGATGCTGAAAACGCCTATCGTGAGGAATCATGAATACCGAAAATTTGAGAATGATGGGTGTCTGAAACAGAGTTGTTCTATAAAATAAAAAAATACTTCATCAAGGAGATAGTAGTACATCATGGAAGCCCTGAATGGATTTGAAGACAGCATTTAGATATCTATTTCCCAGAAAGAAATATTTGAATAGAATATCAATGAAAACAACATCTAGAGCCTGTAAGCTATTTTTGATGAGAAGCGGCTTTCGAAAAGCAACAGTACAGAGATAAACAAAAAGCTAAAAAATGTAAAAAGAACAACTGTCATTTGATCTATGTTTATGAGGGGTATTCTTTTGATGAAGTAGCAAAAAATATTTCACAATTATTAGATGAGCAAAACATGAGATAAAGTCAAGGGAAGAAAAAAATCTGACCATTAAGACCAGATTTTTATACCCCATATTTCCCTCTCAAATGATCAAACAGTTCTTCTTCTGTTTTGATCTTCTTTTGTGGCTTGGGAAGAGCTTCAGGATGCTGGATTGCAATACTTTGCTCCATTAGCACACTCAGTACCGAGTAAGTCAAATCAAAGACTTCTTCTCTACTGAGATGATAAAAGTGCATGATAGAGCAAAGCGTATATTGCATCATCTTCAGATCATATTCAGGATCTGGATTCCCTTCCCCTATTTTAAACCCAATTCTTTCATGAGGGTAGTGTAAAATTCTTCTCTTTTTTCGATAGTAAGCTCTGCGAGGACTTTATCGAGTTCTTCATAACTTCCCTCAATAAGAATTTCTTTTACCAGTGATTCTGCACTTTCCTTGTCTTTGATATTGAGAAGTGTTCTAATTGTTGGCTCTCTGAAGATTCGTTTCTTCTCTTTAAAGAATACTTCATGAGTCTTGTATCCTTGCATAAAGTCTTGGAGGTTAATTGCCATTGTTTTTAGTATAAAAAAAATAAATCTGATTTCTTATATCGTTCCTCTAATCAGAACAGTAAGCTAAACTGACCAGAGCAACGATATAATCTTACTGTTTTCTCCCCATTATTTCCCCCTCTCAAGTGAAAGGGGGAGGGGACGTTCTTCAGACCAGTGCTTACGCACCAAAACCAAAGAACTCATGTCCTACAACTCTTCCAGTGATCTCACAAGGATATCCTGCAGAGCTTGAGTCGCCATCATTGATAGCTTTATGGAAAGCTTTAGTATTTTTACAATCTTCAAGCTTAAATCTGATTCCCATCTCTTTTCCATTGTAATTCCACTTTTCTTCTAGCACCATCACAAATCCGAGAGGAACACCAGAAGTTTCATGTTTCATTTTCTGAAGCGTTGCATCAGGAGTACAAGAGTATTTGATACTAATCGTTGCTTGAGCTGGAGTGTCTGCGGTAAGCTTTGCCCCTTGCTTAAACTTTACAAAAGTATCACCGATTGCAGTCTTTCCGATTTCATAATCCGTTCCCTTAACGAGTGCTGTATCTACACCATCGATAAGTGCTTTTACCTCGCTTGGAGTGATCATACTTCCATCTGCATTACGAGATTCGAGCAATACATCTTTGGTAAATCCCCATTGTCCTGGCAAAAACTTTTCTATTCTATCTGTTACTTGTGCAACTTCCTTGCTTACCTTGACTGCACCGCCATCGATAATTGCAAGAATTGCTGGATTGATCTCATGAAGGGTAATATCCACTTTCATCATATCTCCGTTTTTGATCTTTTTTGTCTGCCAGTTAGAGTAGGTTTCCTCGCTCGTTTCTCCTGCTGAAGAACGATTGGGATCACTATAGACTCCAACATTTCTCAGACCTTGTGACCAACTCTGAGCGATGAGGACATCCATAGAGGTTCTCACCATGTATCTTTCATCTATTGGATTTTTTACTGTCATTTTCCTTATTATTCCAAAATAAAATTATTCTTCTGTAGTTTCTTCTGTGGCTGGAGTTTCTTCTACTTCTTCTTTAGCCTTTTTCTTAGTAGCTGGTTTCTTTGATGAAGTCAGACTTTTTTCTTCTTTTACGAGATTCTCTCCTGCTCTAGATACCTCTAGAGTTGCTTCCTCATCAGTCTGAGTCATCACTGAAGGATAAAACTGTACTGCATTTTCTTCTACGATTTCTCCTTCTAAAAATTCGCAGTTCATAATTTCACAGTCTTTTGTAAACTTGTAGCTCATGATAGTATTTCATTATAAAAATAAATAAGAGGGGGGATATTCTCCCCCAAGGATTAGAATGCGTTAGCAATGTATGCCATCTTAGACACACCTTCTACCTTAATCGTACCTACAGTTCTGATCGTCTTATTGACTACTGCACTTGATACATTTGTTTCTTGTACTACAGTAAGTACAATATCTTCTCCTGTTTTCTTACTTTGATTTGGTAAGAAGAAAAGCTTTTCAGAGTTAACAAGGAAGATGTCAGTTGGCTTACAAGCGGTACTCACAATAAATTTGATTGTCTTACCTCCCATAGTTGAAGGCATGTATCCAGTAATTACTCCTCCAGCAATTTGCTTTCCTTGCTCACTTTGGAATACATTTACCACATTTTTCATCTTCTTGAATACCTTAGAAAGCGACAAAGGATTTACGATGAAAGTATCTACTTCACTTCCTTTATTCACAAGCTCAGCAAAGAGAAGATCAAGTTTTTCATCAGTCAAATCTTTTTGAGCGTCGTAGATTTTTGCTCCGTATTTTGTCATCAAGTTTTTAAGTCCACTAAGTGTGTGTCTTCCCTTATCTGGATCTTGTTTACCTACTCCATACAAGAATGCTCTTTCCAATTCTTGTCCTTGCTCGTTAATCTTTGCGATGGTTTCTTCTGCTTCGAGCTGTGTGGCATCTTTTTGAGAAGTATTGATTGCTCTTTCTGTGATATGTACTGATTTTGTAAATTCTTGAAGATAGTTTACTACTTCTACAGATGCAGTTTTGAGATAGTCTTCTGTAACCATTCCTTCTCCTTCAGCCTTAGCTACTACATATACGATATCACCATTAGCGTGATTAGACTTAGGAGTGTCAGCATATCCTCTTCCTTCTACGGTGATCTGCTTAGCACTTACATCCTTTGACTTCACGATAAAGTGTTCGTCTCCGATAGCAATCTGATGCCCTACAGAGAGGAATTTTACCAACTCTTCATTGACACTAAAAGTAGTACTTGTTGTGTCATTGATCTGAGCGGTAAGACGCCCATCTTCCAATACTTGGAATTTTTCATAGTGAGATACCTTCTCAGCAAGAAGTTTTTCTCCATTAGATCTAAAAAGATCTACGACAGGGGTTTCCTTCCCTCTGATTTGAATATACCCAAGAACTTGTTCCTTGGCTTTAAAGTCTTTTGCAAAATGTAACATTGTTTTCTAAACAAAGAATAAATATCCGCCATGCGGTTATGGATTTCAAAAGAAATCCAAAAAATCTGATTTTTTAGGAAAGTTTAGCCAACTCTTCAAAGTAAGCTCTCTCCTCCTCAGGAGTCAGTCTTTCCTTTTTTTCTACTTTCTCTTTGAGAATTTCCAGTTTAGACTTTCCATTCCCTGCTGGGTGTTGCTGTCATCCTTGTGGTCTTGATGCTCAAGCCCCGAGAAGTCCCAGTACATTGTCCAGCTTTTCCAAGATTACCCATGGATCATCAGACCCAATAGTAGCCTTTACTTTGGCAAGAATATCATCACCATGACTGGCTTTGATTTCCTCAAGTTTACCATCCACCATTGCTTGGATGCTTGCAGTTCTCTTTCCCCAGTCAGCTTCTTTTGCTGCATAGGCATCAAGAGCACTTTGTTTTTCAGCGATGATTTTTTCGTGCTCTCCTTTTTTGAGAGCTTCAGCTTCCTCTTGCTTTTTCTTTTCAGCTTCAGCTTTCGCCTTTTCTGATTCAAATTCAGCAAGTTTTGCTTTGAGCGACTTGTTTTCATCGTTTACTTCCTTAAATCTCCCGTAAGGAACGGTTTCATTTCCTCCTTTGTCTTTACCTCCATTGTCAGGATCGGAGTCTTTCCCTTCTGGAGTCTTGTCTGAGTTCCCAGCACCACCAGCACCTGTTGATTCTCCTCCATCGTTTGGAGCAAAAAGCACCGATCTGCTGTAAAATCTTCCATTGATAAACATACTGTTTTTGTGCTTATGATATAAAAAGCACCTTGGATTATACTCAAAAAAAATTTTTTTCCGGACATTTTTTTATAAAAAACAAAAAAAGAGGCAAGGCCCCTTTATATCTAGGATTATGTATTATGCTTCTTGAGAAGATTTTTTTTCAACCTCTTCCTGTATATATTTCAATGCTTGTATAATCTCATCCTCATCGTTTCCTTTGTAAAGGAGATATTCCTTTTCCTCTTCCAAAAAGAGTGCTAACTTCTCTGGATCATCTTTTTTGAGAGATATTCCTACGAAAGTATGAATATAACCATTCGGGAAAATCTTTTTTATTAGTGTTTCTTTATCCATTTTCCATAAGAGTTAGATAAGTAAAGTCTGATTTTTTTTGTATTCATGTTATCCTAAAAGTTTTGTTCTTTCAAAGGAGTACCTCTTGTTCCTCTGGATAGTTTGAATATTTTTCAATATCCATTCCTCATTTATGATGTATTTTTAGAATGATTTTCTCGCGCTCTCCTTGACTTGCAAAATGTCTAGCTACTTTTTCATCTTTTGAAGTAGAAACAAATCCCAATTCTTTCCATTCTAGCGATGAAATTATATTTTTTAACTTTGATTTGTCAATATCAACTCATCTATATACTACTTGCTTATAATCAAGATTGTTAGCAATCACACGATCAAGAGTTTTTGAGATAAAGCTATCATTTTGATTAAGTGTTTTATTCTCTCTTAAATGAGTATTAAGAGAACTAAATCAATCGTTATTTGTATACTTTCTTATCACAATTTCATTGATTGTTCCTATTGGAGATTCAGATCCTCAGTATTTTTTATTTACTTTTCCGATTTCCCACTCAAAGTGTTTTGCGATGTCTTGATTTGGAAAATGATTGTCTTTTCGATCTTCTCCTTCCTCCCATACCGGAACAATCGTCCCCCTGCAGTTTGGATGATAGGGAGGAAGGTCGTAGCCACCTTTGTTAATATCTACTACTTTCCCGTTGTACTGGGCACAGATTGAGCAACAGTTCCAACTTTCTTCTATTCTAAATTTGCTGGTTCAGAGTTCCAAGGCTCTGTTGATTATTCCTGCATTGTAAGCTCTCGCTGTTTCTGTTCTGATGAGCATTTCCGCATAGGTGTGAGGATCTCGCTTCCTTCCACTTCTATCTCTGAGCTGGAGTCCTTTTTTTTGAAAAAAAGCAACTAAATCTGATTTCTGATAGTGTAAAGCCTTTCCTGTCAAGATTCCTGCTCCAAGTTGTGATTGGATCTGATGCTGAAGTCAGATTTCTTTCCCTTTTTGGTTAAAGAGTGCCAATCCATAGACAATATCTTTCTTCATGCCATCGAGTGTCGCAGAGACTGCACGATTCCCATTCTGCACGAGTGCTAGGAGAGCTTGCTTGTGAAATTTCCCTACTTGAAGCATGATTTGAGCTTCTCCGAGCTCCACGGTTTGTTTGGGCACCCCTCGTTTGAGGTGTTCTACCTGCCTAAATCCTTTGAGATATTCTTGAGATCAACGCGTTAGTGCCCACGATTGATACTCTTCTTGAAGTAGATCAACAAGGGCTTTTGCTTGATCTGCATAATACTTTGCTTTCTTGAGATTCTTTTCCCTGAGTGCTTGCAAATAGAAGTGTTCAATATCTTTTTGAGCTTGAACAAAAGAGGAGATCAGCTTTTTATCTTCTTTGCTATACTTCATTTACAAGATCACAGAAGGTAAAATCCATGCCATCCTCACCAAAAATACCACAAGGAAAAGACTAAGCCCTACACAGAGCGTCAGCATTCCCCATTCTTTCAAAAAACTTTTCTTTTCTTGTTTGATTTGTGCCATTACTGGCAAAAAAGGATCAGCTAAGAGGTCTCGGATGTTCATTCTTCTTCATCATTAGGATCTAAATTAGGGTATTTTCCTTGGATTGCATATTCATCAGTCAATTCTTTATCCATTTGTGCTTTTTCCTCCTCATATTCTTCATCATCAAAATTATTTACAAACTTCACCAAGCTTTTTTGACTCAGAAATCCATTCTCTTTCATCTGAGCTGCGATACTAACTTTGCTTTCTAGCTCTCCATTTGGAAGCTTTGGATATTTGATTGTAGGTAAATGGTACTCACTTCCTAAGATCCAAGCGATATAAGCAAAAAGCTTTTGAAAGCTGGCATAAGCGACAGATCTTCTTCTTTTGATCTTTTGGAGAAACGCTTCAGAGTCTTTTTCGTCTGTTCCTACATGACGGTTTCCACTTGCAGTCTCGAGTCCGAGCATATACACCGGTATTGCTGTAAAGGTGCTGATAGCTCTAATATCTCTTTCTATCTTGGTAAACGCCTTTTCTAGCATCCCTGCATCTTTTGTGATGTATTGAGCTGGGCTTTCTCCATCACCATGCGTGATATAGTCAAAGTTATCAATACTAGCATTCACTTCTTTAAGGATTTCTTTGCCTTTGTTTTTTATCAGATCCCCCATTTTGAGGTTCTGCATTGTCTCAAAATAGCTTTTAGGTAGAGAAATCTTTGATCCTAAATGCTTGATAAATTCAACAGAAATCTGACTTTGGCGATCATTAATATCTTGCACAATATCAATAATGTCTCCATAGTCGCTCTCAGCAAAAAACATTTTTAGGAGTCCACTTCCTTTTTGATCCTTGAGATCTTCGCCCTCAAGCATATCATCTTCGATATTCTCAGAGTTGAAAAGGAAAAGTGGGAGATAGTCGAGAGTTTCTATAATAGGGGCGGATTTAATATTTCCGCTATCATAATTCCCTTTAGGAGAGTAGGCATAAGTTGCATAAGTCCCTAGCCAGTGCTCTCATTCTTTCTTGTAGTTATCGATTTTTACAAAGATTTCTGTTTTTTCATCGATTTGCTCCTCGTAGATACTCATAATATTGTGCTCCGGGAGATCCTCAAAACTTGATCCAACACTTACTCCCTCAGTAGAACAAAAATAGCTCGTAATAGGGATCTTTTCCACCTTTGGAAATCCATTGATATTGAGAACTCTCAAAATACAGTATCAGACTTTTGACTTTTGTATCATTGCTTTGTACAAAAGTTCCTGAATATTGGACTGATCCATTCGCTTAAGAAGTTTTGTTTGGGTTATCTCTTTATCAAAAAGAACTTCTACTCCCTCTCCTAGCTCATAATCTGCATACGCTTTTGAGATGAGACGAAAATAGTTGTAAGTCAGATACAAGAGCCTGTCCTTCTCTGGAACTCAGGAAAGATGGCTTTTGATCTTAAAGACTTCTTTTCTCCAACCTGATGCAGTCTCTCCATTGGAATAAGCGAGTGCATACCTTTTTTTGCTCGTGATGAAGTTTCTAAAAGCATTACTAAGCTTTGGCATCGTTACAAAATTAATGACTAAAAATATACCGCACAGTATACTCAAAATTTTATTTTTTCCGGTTATTCTTCATCTTCTTGATCCTGAGAAACCATTATTGCATGATCTCTCATATAACAGCAAATTGCATCAGACATTACCGCATCATCATGATTCCCCAAAGATGCTTCAGGTCTGTTCTTTCCGTTATACACAAAGGTAAACATCTCATGCCTGAGATATTCATCAATATTTGGGATCAAATCAGAGGCATACAACGCCTTATAGTCTGCAAGGAGGAGAGGTCTTGTCTTGCTGTTGGTATTCCAACCAAGCTTGTGGGGACTTCTGTTGGTTGTTTTGTCTACGGTCTTCTCCTTGAAAAGTAAAGAGTGCCAGACATACTCTTTAGATTTTGCAATAGTTGCAATACCGGTATTGTTGCTTTCGATTCCTAAGACTCCGACATATCCAAGCTTCATCAAGCGATCAATCACTTTACAGAGTTCATCAGGCTCAATTCTTCCATAATAAGCAGCTAAAAGATTCAAATCCTGATCCCTCACTCTGATACTCGCAAAGTCGCCATCTTCTCACCCTGCTGCGGTATCCACTCCATACATACAATACTTATAGTTTGCAGGCTTGTAGATCCTCAAATCCTTAAATTCACTATCGATGGTAAAGGGGAGTCTTGCATATTGTTTGACTTGATCTAAATCAAAGAAAGGATCTCATGAAGTCAAAAATGCTTCATCTGGGGTACAAGGGAACTCCTGAAAGCACTGCTTCCCTAAAGATTGATATTGTGCCAAGTATCGTCTTTTCTGTTCTTGGGTAAGAATCGTTCCATCAATCATTGGCTTTTCAAGGTGCTTTAATTCATTGGGGAGGTTGAGTGCTTGATCCTGATTGACATTTAATCCCTCAAGTTGATATTCATCAGCCAACCACCATCACAAAAAGAGCGTTTTCCATTCAGCATCAGGATTATTAAAACTTTTTTGCCAAAGCTGATGAAAATAGTTCCCCACTCCATTTGCAGTTGTTTCTATGATAATCTCACCTCCCTCGTCAGGAACAGAAGGAAGCGTTCCCGTGATCATCTCCTCAGCATCAGGACGGAAAGCAAGCTCGGTGATATGTACCTTCTGAAAGGTTCCTGATCTGGAATCGAGGGTCACTTGAATACCTGAATTTGTCTTGAGAAAAATTTCTGATGCAGTCTGGAATCTGGTTTCAGGCTTTTGGAAAATCTGACCATTTGCCAGCTTGATCTGCTTTGGGAACTGTGTAAAAGCATATTCTACTTTCTTAAAAATTTCCCTTTGCTTGGAAAGTTTATGAGCTACGATTGCAGTATTGAGGTTCTTTTTGACCATTACTTCATCGAGATTATTGATGCAGGCGTAGGTCGTAATTCAGAGTTGTCTGCCTTTTAGGATAAGGAGCTGGAGCTTCTTTTTGCCTTGATTGCTTCTTCTCAGCTCTTTAATCTTCTCCGCTACTACTTCCTGAGCTTTATTTTTGATAAAAGGGAAAATTTTACTATTTTTCCCTACGATTTTATAGCAGTGTTTGAGCCTTCGGCTCTTTTTATAAAAATTTGTTTCCATTTTTTTCTTGGGAAATAAATCTATTTAATTTATCAAGGATGTTTTTTATCTGCTCGCCTAGTGCAGAGACTCCAACTCCACAAAGGCATGCTAGATCTTTCAATTTCATCGGACTTCTATCTCGTTCAAATTCATAATAACAAGAAATAACAAAATCCTGAATCTCCCAGATCATTCACCTTTTCCCCTCGTTTCCCTCTTTATAGGAAACAAGCACCTCTGCAGAGATCCCTCATTGCAATTCTGATTGATGATAAGAAATTAGTAGTTCATTTTTCTCTATCCTAAATCTTATTGTCCCTCTCTTAAACATTCCTCTCACTGAAGAGAAATAATTGAGCAATCGTCTCTGATGATATATATATCTTTCGTTACTTGCTTTCATTTTTTTATGAAAAGATAAAATTATTCCTCACTCAATAAATTCTCATCTAACATAAAATCACTCGTTTCTTCTACGACCTGCTTTGGATTCCTTCCGTAGCTCGTATTGAGAACAAACTGCACCATCTGCGGATTGATTGTCCCTTCTAGTCCTCAACTTTCTAGTATCCACTCAAAGAAGTTGTTGATCGCCTCTACCGTGTCCAAAAAGTCGGGTGCTATCTCATAGGTTTTCCAAGTTGATCTGCTCATTCCACCCAAAAAAAGATAGAAGCCTAATTTTGTCGGAATTTTTGTCCGTTTTCGTTGTTCGGATATGGTAAAACTAGTGACAAGGATATTTTCAGAGATTTTTTGAATCTTTGGTCAAAAACGGATATTGTCCCTATCATGAGTTTCTTTAGGAACTTCCTTTGGAACTTTTACGAGTTCCTGACAACTCGCCAGATACAGATTGAACAAGTCTCTCAGCTCCTCAGGGCTCTTGAACTTTTCTGGTCTCCCCAAAAAAACAGCTCCTTTGGATTCCTGCTCCTTCTGAATGCTAGACCACTTCCTCTTGATTGCACTCTTTTCCTTAGTGGTCTTGTTCTGCTTCTTTGCCATGTCTAGAAATTAAAATAAAAAAAAGTTCTAAAAGTCTGAATTATCTTAGTCGTTCCACAATCCTCTCTAGTCTCTCAATATCTTTTTTGAGAATCCTGATCCCTTTATTTGCTCTCCTTATAGCTTCCTCTGAGACACTCTTATAGCTTCAGTATCTGTAATTACTGAGGTAGATAGCTTTATCATGCTCTAGAGTCAGGATTCTTTCTTCTTTTTCTTCTATCCGCTCTTCTATAAGCTTGATGATTCGATTTTTCATACCTTCAAAAAAAATAAATAAATCTGACTTATGATCTCGTTTTACCTTTAGATTTCGGTTTCTTTTGTGTGATATTGATCCTCTTGACCTTCATCTTCTTCGCCTCTGCGTCCGTACAGTCTAGGCATAGCTTACCCTTATACCGAGGGGGGAGTCCTGTTCAGCAATGAGGGCAAATTCACACTTTGGGCTTTGTGTTGTACATGATATTATTAGAATATATAAAACTAAATTAATCCCTGTTCCCTTAGGGGATAAAGGATTGGGTGATTCCAGATTTGAGCAAGAATTTTCCTTGCTGTTCATCTTTCTACACAAGAGCGGAAAATTTCTTTGTTCCCTGCTACTGTCCTATCTACCCACTCGTGTTGCTCGATAGAGTCCACGAGAATGATATTATCTGGATTCAATCTATACTCAGGGAACATTCCCTTGGGTAAGATATGGGCAAACTGATAACTTCTTGCATCCTCAACTGTGATTGGACGACCTGTGAGGTCAGTTTTCCCTCTCTTTTGCAAAATTTGTAAAAAAAGAGAAGATTCAGATCCACCATTAGCGATCCTTTCTCTTCTCTTTCTTCAGATTTTTTTTATTGGAGTTTTTTTCATTATTAAAAAATTTCCGCAATCTAAAACCGCGGAACTTTGCCCTTTTTCTTTATATACCAGCTGAATTATAGTAGTTTATAGCTATTTTTCAAGCTAAAAAAAGAAAAAAGTCTGATTTTTTGACAAAAGTGATTTTAAAAAATACAATAATACATGGTATATAAAGAAAAGCATGGCTAAGCCTCATGCTTTTATTCTTTATAAAAAAAGATGCAAATTACTCATGAACTCATTCAAGAATTTACAGATTTTTATTTGTCAGAGTGATACAAGACAAACACGCTCAAGAGATTCTCAAGGGAATTCTCTAAATTTTCTCTCTTTATTAAGGAAAGAGGAGTGGATCAAGTTGAACAAATAACTATCCCTATTATTGAAGCGTATAAGACTCATTATCTTCGTCTACCTGTTCCTAAGACCTCAAGATATTTCTCAAAAAATAATGTACTATCTCCAAAAACTATTGAAGAAAAGATACAAACTATCAAAAATTTTCTCATTTTTACGAATTATAAATATGAAATCTGACTCAATCCTCAGAAACTTAGAATACCAAGGTCAAAAAGTAAAAGAATGGATTTTTTTACTTATCCTGAGATTTTACGCATTTTGGATGCTATTAAGCAATGAGAAAAATATCCAATCAATAGAGTCAGACTTCAGCTTATTGTACTTATTGGGTTTACTACGGGGCTTCGCTTGTCTGAGATTATGAGTCTCAAGGTACATCAAGTAATGAGTTGAGAAGCTTTAGTATCTACCAAGTGAGACAAAGAGAGGATCGTTTATTTTTCTTCTACGGTACAAAAGCTTTTACAGCAGTATCTTAAGTTAAGAGAGGAGCCTTTACCGTGGATATGAAGAAAAAGTAGAAATAAATCTGATGTTGATTGGGTTATTATTTCGCACCACGATAAAAACTTCTGACAAAAGTGTGTAAAATCTACAATATGCAGGCAATTTACTAGACTCAATGCTCATCTTAACTTTGCAGACAAGAAGTTATCTTGTCATACTTTGCGTCATTCTTGTGCAACATACTTACTTGATAAAGGGGTAAATCTTAGATATATACAGGAAATTCTAGGACACGCACACCTCTCTACGACGCAGACATACCTCCATATTCACAACACAAAACTTAAAGAAATTCACCAAGAAGTGATCGCTCCTATAAAATTCTAGGCTTTTTGCCTAGTTTTTTCTTTTTTTAATAAAAAGACTTGATTTTTTATATGATTCAGATATAATTCCAGTGTTATGTTAATCTGCTTATCTAAATGGTGGGCAGTACCAGATTTTGTTTAGGGGTTGCAAAACCTCGGTTCGTGGGTTCGAATCCCACGGGCACCTAATCAAAAAACTCTGTTGAGCCGAGAGCAATTCTCAGTTCTGTACAAACTAACTAAAGTTTGTGGTACTGTAAAAGCTGTATAGATAAGCCCTATACGGCTTTTCTTTATATACCAGAAAAAGGAACTTAGCCTGCCGTATTGTGATAGGACATAACCAGTACTACACAATGCAGAGAATCTGCTCCTAAAAAGACTTATTAAATTGCATTGTGGGGAGAGGTAGTACCTTCCCATTGTGCAATCTAATGAGTCTTTTTTTCAAATTCCGATCCACAAAGACTTTGGTCGCTCGCATGATTAAGCGAATAAGTGGTAAGTCATAGTAAAAGAGGTATTAGATTGCTCCTCTTTATTTCTTGTCAATTGAAGCAATGACGATTCTAAAGTCAGTAATTTTCTTGTTGCTTGGTTTTTATACCTTGCACAACCCTGTTATTGGGGGGATTGTCTTTATTCCTCGATTGGTTGCTTCGATTGGAAGATACGAAAACAAAAAAGCATTAAGAAAGAAATTTGTTTTTACTTCTAGGAGATAAAAAATGAGGGAGAAGTTTTATTTTTTTGGTAGTTTCCGTGATACTGCAAAAGCTATACAAGACCCCCAACTGAGACTTGCATACCTTGAAGCAGTGATGGACTACTGAATAGCTGGGATTGACCCACCTGACCCTATGATTCAAGCACTTCTGATACAGACTAAATTTACAATAGATAGAAGTGTTGAAATTTCCTCTTCTGCATCGCTTAGGGGAAAGAAATGATGAGCACCTCAAGGCAATAAAAATGCTTGTAAGAACTTATGAAAACAATCAAAACAAGCTAAATCAAGCAAAAACAATCTCACACAAGCAAAAACAAGCGAAGAAGAAGTAGAAGTAGAAGAAGAAAGAGAAGTAGAAGAAGAAAATAATAAAAAAATTATTACAAAACCTAACGGTTTTGAAATCAAAAATCCTGAAGAGACTTTTTGAAATACTGATATCAATGACTTGATAGAAGAATTAAAGCTTACAGCTAAAAAGATTGGTATAGCTTATGATAAAAAGGAAGAAAGGAAATTTTGAAAACATATCTGCTCCGCTCGCGAATTTTGAGATTTCGCCAAGAAAATTGGGCAAACGAGATTAGAATTTGCGAGGAATATTCTTCTTGCTTCGGTTGCAATTAAATTCTGGAAAGGTGCTTGTTCCTGACCTAAAGCAATCTATCAGAACTATGTTGAAGTCTATAATTTGACCCTCAATATCAAACAAAAACAAGCTAAATCAAGTATAAAGTCTTTTAGTTCCTGACAATCACAATAATGGAAATCAAGCAATACAAACCTTTAGCCCTTGTATTCTACATGGATTGAAATGGCAATCGCAATGCACTTCCACTAGATGACAGTCAGAGACAGCCCTTCAAGGAAGCCATAGAGCAAAGTAAGATGATAGAACTTGATGGGGTTATTATCAATACTTACGACATCAAGGAGATCAGACCTGCCCATCTTACGACCGAACTTGAGAAATATTATTACTCAAGAACATGGCAAGAGAGAAGTTTCCTTACTCAGAGGGCAAGAACCCAATCTAAAGATAGGAAGATTCACCCTATCGAATGGTTCTGAGAACTTTGAGATCAAAAAGCCATTGAGAAAATGGAAGCTTTGCTTGATGGAATGAGATCTTCCAAGCTTGATGGAATGAGATCTTCCAAAAGCGAGACGAAACCAGAAGAAAAATCAGATTCTAAACCCCTTACTCCTGAGCAAAAAGTAAAAGTAAAGGAGCAATTCCAGAGATTAAAAGAACATTTATCACTTAAGAAATAATAATCATGAAAACTTCAAAAATTTTAGAAATCCTTGGAGTAAAAGAACGACAAGGAGGGCAAATGACAATTTATTATATTACGGTTAAACTAGAGAATGGCGAGACAATTACTCTAGGGAAAAGAAAAAAAGACGCTCTCGTTGTAGGGCAATCCATCACTTATACTGAAGAAGAAACTGCAGATGGAAAGAAAAAATACAAAGAAGTCAGACCTTCTTTTAGCAAGGGTGCTGGAATCTCCAACAGACAAATCGCAGCGATAGGAGCCGCAATCCTTACCGCAGGGGGAAAATCAGACTTCAAGACCTCTGCTGAGCTTATCCTTAACTGGCTTGAAGCCTAAATTTATATCTTAGCAATTATCACAATGCAAAAAATACTACGAATTGACATAGAAACCGCTCCTGAAGTAAATAGTTCAGAATTCTGATCTTATCAGAAGAAGAGACTTTGGGAGAATAAAATGATAGAAAAAGGAATTACTACAACCTTTGAGAGATCCTACATGGAGAAAGCGAGCATCTATCCTGAATTCGCTAAGGTTATTTGTATCTCTTATAAGCGAGGAAAAGAAACCAAGTCTATCATTGGGAAAGATGAAAAATTAATACTCGCAGAATTCAATGAAATGTTAGAATTCTACGATGATGCAGTGCTTGGTGGATTTAACATTAACGAGTTTGATATCCCTTTCCTCCGGAAAAGAATGATCATAAACGGAATTAAACCCCACAAAAAACTTTGTATAGGAAGTAAAAAACCATGGGAGATTGACACAGTAGATGTATTCAAAATCCGAAAACAGACCAGTTTCGGTTGCTCATTGGATCTCCTCTCGATGACGCTCCTTGGAGAAAGCCCAAAATCTGATATGTCATGAGAAAGCGTAGCATATTGCTATTACGCAGACAATCTTAATATGATCAAAGCATATTGCGAGGGTGATGTAGAATTTACAGAGAGATGCTATAACAGGCTTGCGTTTATTAAACCTGAGGTACTAGAAACCGAAGAAGAAAAGAAAGCGGCTTGCTGATTACCCTTTTAGCATCGTGCAGGCAAAAGTAGATCGCTTGTGCGAGAAATTAAGGAATCCCCCTCCTCCAGATATATCTAAAGTAAAAAAGATGTATCCATGGAGGAAGTGGAACGGAAAGACGAGGAGATGGGAGAAGGTTTGGAAATCTTACCCTCCCCGTGATCCATATCGTGCATGGCAAGATTAGTTTTATATTTTTATGATTTGTTATGCCTACAAAAGAAGAAGCGATCAAAGATATTCATGAAACCGAAGAAGAAATTAGAGAATTAGAATTAAAGGCACAACTCAAGCCTAGATTCGCTAGTGCATATTATAACATGATCGCAGAAAGAAAAGAGTTTATAAAAAAATTAAAAGAATATTACCAAATATAAATCAGAATTTTTATCTTTTTTATTACAACATTATGACTTTCAAAACTACTATTACTAACTTTTATGAAGCTATGGAGCTTCTGAATAACCTCGAAGATGTAGAATACCTAGAGGGGAATGGAATCACTGAGGTAGAATTGCCTGAATTGAGAGCTTACGCCCAAGAACTGATCTTATGAGCTCAGACTGAGGTAAAACCATTCATTGAAGCTCAGCTCCGCAAGAGACAAGAGGCTCAAATCTTCGCTACTGGACTTTCTGAGGAGATCAAGAGACTCTCAGAGCTTAAAAACTCATCTGAAAAGAAGATTGAGAGAGTAGACAAAAATATTGACTACCTCCTCAAGCTCTTCAAGATTGAGAAGATGCAGACTGAGATTAATGAACTCTCATACCGTAAGTCTGAGGCAGTAATCTTCACTGATGAGGAGGCGATCCCTGCTGAATACAAGAAGGAAAAGATCTCAGTTTCTGTAGATAAAACAGAAATCAAAAAAGCTCTAAAAGCCTGAACTGAAGTGCCTGGTGCAATTATTGAGACCAGACAAAATTTACAGATTAAGTAAGCAGATGAATACAAAAACAATCCATATCCTAGTGGCTAGCATCTATCTGCTGGTCATGGGATTCGGCATTCTGATAGGTCAGAACATAAAACCAGAACAAAAATCTGACTCACAAGAGCGGGTAACCTGAGATTATATAATCCTCAATAGTGGGGAAACATTCACTATTGAGGAGGAGCCGAGTATTTGGCACTCTGGGTTTTTATCTGGAGACTATAGACAAGAGATAGTCCAAGAAGCATACCAGCTCGGAGGATTGGATTTTGTCTCACTAATCGAGTGTGAGAATGGTCAGTGGCTCACTGGAGCTGTTGGAGATTATGGAAAAAGCCATTGACTCTGCATGCTCAATACTCGTTGGCATAAAGAACCGTTCTCTCCTGATTGGAACGACTGGAGGAATCAGATTTCTGTTTGTTTTGATAAGTGGAAGTCCGGAACTAAGTTCTACTGACCTCAGAGACTGATCTGAGGGAAGAGATGCTCAGAGGTAGCGAAGAAGAGATTTTATTTTTTATAGATTTATAGTATGTCACATTTTACAGTTTTGGTTATCTGAGATAACCCCGAAAAACAATTAGCACCATTCCAAGAGAATAATATGGACGATTGTCCAAAAGAATATCTCAAATATTGTGTTTACGATAAAGATTGAAATAAGCACCGATTTGATACCGAAGAAGATTTTAAAAAATCATGAATTATTCCAGAAGATGAAGATTGAGGATACCGAGAGAATCCAAATGCAAAGTGGGACTGGTATCAGTTATGAGGTAGACGAGGCGGAATTTTCTCACTAAAAAAAGATGTAGAATTTGATGAAAAAAATATGTGAGACTTCTCTTTTTTGACTCCAATTAGTGAAATTGAAAAATTAAAAAGAGAAAGGAAATGTTCTAAAGCAAGGAAATGAGATATAGATTTTGAATGAATGTATAAATCAAAATTAGAAAGAGAAATCTGATTCTATAAGCCATTATTTGACGCTTATAATAATCAGTTTCCTATTGTCCCGCAAAAGCGGAAAGATTTAGTAGAACAACACAAGGAGAATATCCAGAATGCTAGAGATATCTATGGAGCTCAAGAAGAGGTAAAGGAGTTTTATAAAAAATGTGAAGAACTAAACATCTGTTTCCGAGATATCTCACTTGAAGATTTTGAGTGATTTACCTCAGTAGAAGAATATGTAAAAAGCATTTGTCCATGATTTTATACCTTTGCGGTTATAAAAGATGGAGTTCGATATCAGGAATGACAAATGGGACGACGATGAGTAGTATCTGACAGGAAATCTTCTAAAGATCGAGCATCAGAATTTAAAAAATTATTAGAAGAGCTTCCAGAAGATACCCTATTATCAGTATATGACTGCCATATTTAACTTTTATACTATTATAGTATGCAATCAATAAAAACAACCGCCGAGATCAAAAAATTCGGATATGAGATAGGAGATGGCTACACAGTAGTAGTAAGTCTGGACGAGAAACTGAAGGGACTTGCTATGATCTATGAGCTTTCTATCCACCCACCGAGAGAGGAAGATCAGCTGATTAAGGATGATTCCTACGAAAGATTCACCTTTAAGGCTTTTGTTCTCCGTTCGCTAGATTTCCGTGAGATCAAATTCAAGATCGACTGAGAAGCAATGAAGAAGCTTGTCGATCTTAAGGCTCTTGGAATAGATAAGGTAGGGATTACTTTATCTGTTGTTGAATAAAAAACACTCTTAAATTTCAGACTTTTCTCCCTTTTTAAAGGGAGATATCGAGGAAGCTCAGTAGAGATATTGATATAATTGATTTTGTTACTACTACCCATAGAAAGTGACTACTGCTTATAGGTGCAATACCTATCTTCCTTGCTTATTTTAATATCTATAAATTATAAAACATGGAAACAATACTGACGGCATGTGTTATGATGAATGGGAAGATCCCGCTATTTTGCAAGAGACATTGAGATTGAATATTTGTTGCTGGGAAAATTTACTGAACATATATTTGCAGGGAGCGACAATGATTTTGGACTAATGATTGTAGATTTCTGAATAGAAAAGAAGCAATGGATTTAGCAAAAAAGAACGGTCAACTAATAAAAATTGACAAGAGCTGAAATCTAATAGACTATTCAGACAGAGAAGAGTTGCACTCAGAAGACTTACGATAGAGAAACTAGATTTTTAATTTTATTTAAATTGTAATGGAGAATACAGAACTACTACAAGCAATCTATGCGAGATATGTTAGAGGTGTTGGCTGAGAAAGAGATGTAGCTGAAAAAATTCTTAGAAAGAAACTTGCAACTCTGTGATTAACATTAGAGGAATATGAAGAAAGATTTTGAGAGAATAAAATTGAATACTTTTGGTTGAAGCTCCCTAAAGCACCAAAAGAGATGAAAAGAGTTATTTTCTGTTATGCGATGTCTCAGATTTGCACCACTGAAGATGAGTTTTGGGAGATTGTCGATTTTTGGAGGGCAAAAGAAGTAAGGCTAAAAACAACAGAAATCAACTTTTTAGAAGTGCAAAACATTGTATCTATTCTCTGACAAGCATTCCAAAAAGAACAAAGGAAGCAGAACAAAGCTCTGATTATTGCATTCGCTGAAGCGAATGATCTTCATTGGGAATTTAAATCCAACAAGGAAGAGAAGAAAACAAAAAGAAAAGGTAAAGCTTTAACCGAAGAAGAGATTCAAGCCATTATAGCAATGGCTAGCTGAATTAAAAAAACAGAAATTAGAAAGTCGTTAGAGTGCAAATAATCAGAATTTTAACCTTTATACTTAAATAAGATGAAAATTAAATTTAAAAAATTCATGGACAATGCAATTTGTCCGAAAAAGCAGAGAGATTGAGACGCTTGTTTCGATCTCTATTCAGCAGAAAGTCTTACAATTGCTCCAGGTAAGACTGCGATCATTCTGACTGGAATTGGTCACGAACTCCCTGAGGGCTTCTTTGGTAAGATCTACTGAAGAAGTGGGCTTGCTAAGAGTGGGATCATCTCAATCGGTGGAGTGATTGATGAGAACTACAGAGGGATTATTGGAGTCGGTTTGCTCAACACTTCAGATACTCCTTACGAGGTCAAGGAGTGAGACCGTATCGCTCAGTATGCGATCCATAAAGTTGAGGATTGCGAGCGAGAGGAGGTTGAGGAACTATCAGAATCCAATAGATGAGATGCGGGCTACGGATCGAGTGGGAGGTAATCAGATTTATTTATTTTTTTATTACACTATGGAAAAACTACTAAAACTACTCAATGAGTATCAGACTCAAAGAGAAAGTAAATTTAAATTTTCCAGCTATGATGAGAGAAGTCAATCGTTCCTTCTTATAGATTCTAATGAAGTATTATGAGAAGAGACAATAATCAGTAAAAAATTCTGATTCATTGAGCGGTTGGTAGCGAATGATAAGCTAAATAAGGAATGGTTATTCAATATCATAAGGGAAAGCTGCATCTTTGATGATATGAATATATGCTCTGAGTCAGACTACATAATAATGTATCTGGCAATAGGGTATAATCCAATATATTTTTTAACTTCTATGGTTAAGTAAGATGAGACCAATAAAATTCAGAGCTTGGAATGGAAGAAAAATAATATCTTGGGACATCCTCAAAAACCTTAAAACTGTTATGCTATCTTTAATTCTCGAATGGGGACATAGAGATTATATCCCTATGCAATCCACCTGACTCCTAGACAAGAACGGTCAGGAGATATACGAGTGAGATATTGTTAAGCGAGATGATAAGAGTAATGGGAAGTGGTGGAGATTTGCAGTCGTAGAACTTAACCCAGATATTCAGTTTAATTGTTCATCAATTAAAGAGGTAGACTGAATAAAGAACTCCTCAGATTATACTTTCCGCTACTGACAATTCGCATACAAAGATACCGAGAACCATCTTACGATTATTGGTAACATATATGAGAATCCAGAGCTAGTCAATGTTTAGTTAATTACCCCGAATTCGGGGTAATTAGAAAAGGGTAACGACATCGATGTCGTTACCAACACCACTTATGAGTTCCAACCTATGGACTCTCGTATGTCTCCGACATTAATGTCGGAAACAGGGACGTCGTAAAACGCGACACCCCTTGCATCTTGGCGGAGGCGACGAAACGACTTCGTGGCGTCACGAACACATTAAGACCAGACTTTTAACCTTTATTTTTAGAATTATGACCAGAGAAGAAAAGATTAAAGCCATCTATAAAGAGATGGCGGATACAGATATTGATGAATGATGTATCATAGAAGCGTATGGGGAAAGATGAACAATCCTTGATTACAATTGAACAAGAGCTTATGTTTGGCGGCAACGCTGAGACTTTGAGAAATTTGATGATTATCAACACCTATCAATTAAGTTTTGATATAAAGTGATCTGAAAGCCTGTTATGATCTGAGATGTATTAGAATATAGTAGTCGGATTCTAGTAAGTTGAGACCCAATATTAATGCAGCGAGATGATTTCAGGAAGCCTGTTGATGATCAGACTGATGAGTGTATAGACTATGTTTATTCTCTCATACCGAAATCATAAGTCAGATTTTTTATCTTTTTTTTATACTTACAGATGAAAATAGAAGTAAAAACTCTCCCAAATGGACTAAGATACATACCAATGACAATGGTTGAAGCAATGAAAATTTTTTGATGATTGTGAATTTGTGATAATTGTAATTGAGGAAATTTTGGGAAATGAAATGCTTATATCCCAGTCCTAAATAAATGGTATTGTAAAAAATGCTTTGAAGACTGGAAAAAAAGAGCAAAATTTTACCCTGATGATGTTCAATTTGAGGAAAGCAATATTCAGTATGTTCTTTCTATAGTTCAAAAATAAAACAGACCAAAAATTCGGAATTTCCGAATTACTACTCTTTACACTGAATTTTTATCTTTAATTAAAAAAAAGAAAATGCAAGAATTAGAAAAACTCCTTAACTCTCTTATACAGAGAGGATGGAAGCCATTTGAAAATAGTAACCTTAATCACTGTAATTCTGATGGTAAATTTATTTATTTTTATACAATTAGAATCCCAAACAGACTGACAGCAAGCTTAGTATATGAAAGTCTTGCAGTACCATTGAGATTAATCACAACTATTGAAAGTTGATTATGGCAGTTTGTGTGTAAGAATAAATTGCACAAAAAGACTGACAATTTCTGGGAGAATGTTCATAAGACATCAACCAATATTTGATGGTTCCCACACAACCATCAATACCGACTCCTAGAATCAGCACTGATTCCAGAGAAGGAGCTGGCACAGTTTTTACTTGATAACATAAAAGTAGTATGAATAATGAATTAAGTTATGAGGATCTGTTAGACTTAGCGGATGATATTCTTGTTATGGTTAATGGCTATACAGGAAATACTGACTTGTTAAGGTATGACAGATTAAGACACGACATAGCAGATTTACTAAGATCTTTTATGAATTAAAAATAAGCATTATGAAATTCAAAGTAGGAGATATGGTAAGACTTACAAGAAAAGGGATAAAAGAAATATATGGGATTTGGACTGATCATAATCCTGTTTTAATTCAATGATGAGTTATAGAAAAAATTGAGGATAATCTTCTTTCTATAGATTGAACTAAAAAACTGATCCATAAGGATCATTTTGAACCTATTCCAGAAGAACCTGAGTTTGAGTATTGAGAAGAAATTGAGGTAGGTGACGATGATTGAAGGCGAGAAAAGAGAATTTTCTTGTTAAAAATACCTTGAAATGTTATAGATCCTTATGTTGTCGTAGAATGAGGAAATAATGAAAGATTCCAATTTGGTGGGTCTTATGATATAGAAGTTTGGAGATATGCTCGCAAACTCCGCCCCTCTCTTACTCGCAAAGAGATCGCTGAGAAGTTCTGAGTGAGTGAGGATTTTGTTTTAGTAGATTAAAAACAGAATAAAAAATCTGATTTCTTTTAAATTTTTAAAGCCAGACTAGATCTGGTTTTTTCTTTTATTTCTTGTTTTATTATATTTTTTTCATTGAAAAAAGTATATTTTCTCTTGCAATTTATAAAAAAATCAGTATACTGATAATGTCATCAAGAAGTAAGGAGAGCCTCCAGTTGGCAATGACCCTGAACCTTATGAATGCACCGCCACTTTACATTCTTATTATTGTACACATGATCACAGTTAACGATTTTCAGAACAAGTCTTTTGTAAAAAAATTTTTACTTCAAGAAGCTGAGAAAATGAAGGCTTCTTGCATATCTGGGATGAAGGATGGTATTTACCACAGAACATGGGGATACACTCCAGACACTCAATCAAACCTTGCTTGGTATAATAATGGAGGAACTAGTCAAGATGGAGCTTATGTTGAGATTGCATTACAATCTGACATAAGAGAAAAGTGATGGAGAAAACTTGAGAATAATCAAGTAATCAGAATCACTAATTCAGAGATTTGGCTTCCAGCACTCATCGAATACTGCAAAAAGGCTGGAATGCCTTATGTAATGGATGTTAAATAGTAGAATACTATACAAGCTCACACCACTGGAGAAGTGCAGTGGTGGGTGTGTAGTAGGGCTTCCTGTTGTCTGAATCACATCATGGACTCCCAGTATAGGAGCGATGCTAGTCATCAGTATACCGCATGAATATGATATGCAATAATCATATGGTAAGTGACCACCTCAAGGCACAGCATATAAGATATTCTACTATCTATGACTGTAGTGACAGCTATGCAATCATAGAATAGAAGCACTCGGTTCCTAGTCTACAGGGGTTGCTGGATAGAATATTGCTACTGAAGTTATAAACGGACTTACTTGCTAGGTAGGTCGGAATGCTGGCGGAGTCAGGTGTGGACTCTTCAGATCAGCTACCTAATGGATGCTTGGCTCGATGTCCTTTCTCTTATAGAGATTGGGAAGACATCATAGGGGGTGAGCACTCTGCACACCACCACAGACTTAATAGGAGGTCTGTGGGTTTAGATAAGATATTATAAAATGAAAAAGATATACTCTACTTGCGTCAATATCCTCAAGGAGGCATTCGATGCAAATACTACAGCTCATAAATATTCTGAGCGATCTCAGAATGCATATTGGTGTGGGGATTATGAACGTGCCAACGAGTATTCTGAAGATAAGACCGACTTCTATCATAAGAAGTCGCAAAAAATAAAAGAGGTAATTCGCCTCATAAAAAAATACAAGCTCCCTATAAAATGGGGCTTGAATGATGGAATCTTCTACTTTTGTATCAATGGAAGGCAGATAAGCTTCCATACCTTTGGCAGGAATACCTACAAGGGGTATAACGGCAAACGATCTCGCCGTGAAAATGGGGATAAGTTCCCATTAAATATGGAAGTCCCATATTTACAAAAAAACCTCCCACAAGGGGAGGAATAGAACGCACCGCCAAGTACATTCCGACTTCTTTATATTGTTTTGTTTAGTAAATGCAACTAAAAATATACAAGCTCTCTGAGCTTGCAGAGTTGGAATGAATTCATTACCAAACTGCTCTTGATAGAGCAAAAAAGGGGAAATATATCACAGTTTCTTTCTCTGTTTGGCAGAGAACAAAAACTGTAGAAATGACTCGCTACCTCAGCAAGGCTGATAGCGATATTATCTTGGCGGCTTTTAATAATTTAGAAGCCAAAGATGAAGCCACAAGAAGCGATAGTTCTTTTTCAGAACTATCAAAGAAAAAGACAAAGCCCTGAAAGCGTAGTTTATGATTACGCAAGAAGCATAGAAAAAATACTGACTCAACTTCAGAGACGAGATAGTTGGCAATCAATTAATAGCTCGGAGATTGAAGATATTGTCCTTTCGTGGACTTGTAAAGTTTCCACGAAACAAAAATATCTAGCACAGATGAGATCTTTCCTCAATTTCTGCTATCATAAGGGATACCACACTTTGAGCTGATCGGCGATTTTTCTCCCCAGAGTTCCTAAGTCAGAAGCTCATTACCTCACTGAAGAACAAGTCCACACGCTCCTTGAGTATGATATGGATGAAGGTATAAGGGTATCCATACTGCTCATACTCTCTACAGGCATGAGGATTAGCGAAGCTCTTTCACTAACTAAAAATCAGCTAAAAAAAGCTGAATTAGTTGAGGGTTTGTATCAGGTGTCTGTTCTTGGGAAGTGCAGAAAACTGAGATCAGTCTTTATCCCTCAAGACATTGTAGCATACTCCTTGCAGTATGCCTGTAATCACACTAAGGATCAGATTTTAGATCTTCCTTATTGGAAGATCCAACAAAAACTCAAAAAGATTACTAAGGATTTAGGGTTTTATTTCTCTGCCCATACTTTGAGACACACTTATCTTACTTTCTTAGTTAAGAATAAATGAGATCTCTATAAAGTTCAGAGACTAGCAGGACACTCTACGGTTGCTATCACGAGTAGATATCTGCATGCGACAGATTATGAGCTTGCAGAGACTGCGAAGCTAGTCAATAACCTCTTGCAATCCACCCCATAATCTGTACAATTCCTCTTGTACAGGTACACCCTCTCTACTGAGAGGGGTTTTTTCAAAAAGAAAAAGAAGTCTGAATTTTTATCAGATTCTTTTTTATAAAAAAAATCAGAATTTTTTGTTTTTACTATATAAAAAAGAGTGGTTGAAATATACCACACAAAATTTTAATTTATTATTAATAACAATGATCAAAAACAAGAAAAAACAATCCCAAAGGGATGGAATCCATTTTAGCTGTTGATCAAAGAAGATCAAAAAAAATAAGAAATCAGGAAGAATTTTTAGATGGAAGTTTTCCTTTCGAATTCAATGACCTATTATAATCTTGTTGTGGGAAATTGTTCAGAAGTTGATATGCTAATTAAAGAAACACTAGTTTATAACTAGTGTTTTATTTTATACAAAAAAACACGGCCATTGTGACCGTGTGTGGTATCTAAGCAGACCCTACCTTATTCAACGATATACCTCGTAGTAGCGAGATACTCCTTTGTATTCTTGATCTCGTTCTCTTGACCTCATTCTTTTTCCAGTCTTGCAATCTTTTCAGCTACGAATTTCCTCTCCAAGACTAAGTTGTCAAAGATCTTTTTGCATCTAAGCACTGTATCATAAAAATCAAGCCTATAAGGCTGAATCCTTATGGAATTCGCTCCTAGACCTGATCCTGAGTCTTTCCCAGATCCATTCTGTTCGAGAACGTAAACTTTTCAGTTCAAGATATGATCCACAATAGCAACATGTCAGTACTTACCCTGACTCCTGATGATAATATCTCCTTGCATCAGGTTTTTTGTCCCTTTAATTTTCTCCCAGCTAGAGAAAAATTGGTTATTAGGCATATCCTTTGCATTTCACAAAGCTCCAATCTTCCCAAATTCCAGTGCCTCGCTAATATATTGCTTAGCCAAGTCTGCACACTGAAATCAGTATGCACCATCGTAGTCAACTCTCTTTCCGCGTCGCTTTTGTGCAAAATCCTTATATGGTCTCATATTCCCCAACATAAAAATATAAAAACTATTTTTTCAATGCTGCACTCATGCTTTCAACTAATTTTGCAATCTCTTCTGTTTTTGTATCCTTTTTTTGTGGTTTCTGTTTAGCTGGAGGAGTGCTTAAGTCTCTCTGGATATCGTGACCCTTTGAGGTCGAGAGCCCCATCAACACCCCAGAAAAGAAGTTTTCCAAGAAGTTCTCCTGTTTGATTGCCATGTTTATCAGTCCAGCCAAGAGTGCAGAGAGCAAAGGAATATAAGGCTTAGCTTTCTCTGGAATGATAGGCTTGATTAAGTTTAGGAGGTAGTAAGTGAGTCCCATCACTCCTCCCGCCTCTAATAATAGGTTTTCCATGGTTATTATTATAAAAAATAAAAGGCTTAAATTCTGACCCCAAATATCGGCTTTCTCCTAGGGGGTAGGTTGGTATCCTGATTGATAGAGATTAAGGAGGCTTACAAGCCTCTGTTTCTCCTCGCAGAGTGCTTGGAGTTTTTTTCAATCTCAAGTATTTTTGACTTCAAAATTCTCTATCTCTTTACTAATTTGTTCAAGTTTGAGTCAGATTTCTTCCATTTTTTTTATTGGGGATAAAACTATTTTCTTACCATATCCTTAATGTCGGTTACCTTAGAATCGATATTCCTTATCTTTTCCTCGATAATTTGTATATCTTTAATTGTTACTCTTGTAGGGAGGATCTCATTTTTCCAATCCTCAAGAGCCGAAAGCCTAGAATCTACCCTTACAAAAAAGACTATCAAGGCTATGCTATTGGTAATTATCGTTATCACTAGTGCCATATTGTTTTTCCATCGAGGAATCTCTGAGGTATATCTTGCTATCATTTTTCTTTATCTTTAGTGAAATAAATAATACTTTTTATACAGTGATCCTCCTGAAAAAGCTCTAAAATACTGACTAAGATCCAACCTCACAAACTCAAAGTATCGAGCATTTGATTCTTGCCGAGTACCGAACTGATCGTCTCCTGTATCTTTCCGAACTTATATCAGTCCTTCTCGATAAGCAATCTATTGAACATATCTCTGCAGACTGCATTCCCTATCTGATCGAGCCCAAGTGCTAGGGAATGAAGCGTAGCAGTTAGAAATCAGATCGATTTTGTGCAAGCTGATTTCTTCTGCGATGAAGAGAAAATCCTGACAAGAATCTCTCCCACTGTCCAGATTATCCCCAACGGTAAGAGGACAACGCTTAAAACACTAGCAATTAAGAACAGAACTAGACTTTTAATCAGCTTTTTCATTCTTTTTCTTCTTAGCATATAAATCCTTAACCTCATCAGGGAATTTTACTCCATAGCTTGAGAAAAGTTCAAATTCCTCCTTAGGCAAGAAATCCTTGACATCCGTGATGTCTATATGCGAGATATAGACAACTCAATGCCTTGTGATCGTTTCCATCTGACTATAGATCAGCTGGATAAAAGCAACTTTAGATCTGAAGTCCTCTTTGGTGATCATTACCTCTAGAGGACACTCGATAGTGATATACTGGATCGGCTTTGGCTCGTGTTCTTGCTTCCAAGACTCGTATTCCTCAGTTGTTGCCTCATCGGCAGTGAAGCCCTCTTCAAGTACTGGTTCTAGGTCAGTGAATCCTACAATTTGTCAGTCTTTTAGTATTTTCTTCATTTTTCCTAATTATAAAGGGATAAAAGCAGTGAGTTGGATTTTATAGAGTCCTTGTCTGTAATTGTTGTCAACGGAAAGAAATATTTGCTGTCCTTTCTGAACAAAGAGGTAGTTCGGGATATTTTCCCAGTGTCTTACTGGTAAATCCATACCTCCCAAAGCAGCACTTCCACTATTTCCCTCACGACTAAACTTGTACTCTAGCAATCCATTCTCTGGAGCATTCCAAGTGGCACTTGCTCTTCCTTCTACTTTGAAATCAAGCTCTTGTCTTATTCCATTAACGGTAGTGAGCTTATTGACACTCGCCTCGAGTAGTTTGATTTTTTCTGGCATCTTGGATGCTGCATCAATACCTGGCTTCGCTGTTTCAAATTTCTCCTCTAGGGTTGAGGTTCTCTGGGAGAGGGATTGGAGTTTTGGGATGATCTCTCTTTTATCTGAGAGCCTTCCCCCTTGCCGTACTGCCAAAAGAAGATAATTCTGATTTGGTTTTTGTGGTCAAACCTTGATTGAGGCGATTCCTGTTCCATCTTCGTTATTCATAAGTCCATTGTCGATTGCATTATGAGCAACCTCAATTCCTATAAAGACATCTCCATTCAAGCTAACAGGGATATCTTGCGTATTCTGCACAAGGACAAAGAGCGATTCTCCATTGCTCCTCGTTACCTTTACCCAGGCTTTCCCTGGCTTAACTTTTCCTTCCTCTACGGCAAATCCTTCGATTACTCAAGGATCAGAGACCGTCTCGATATATTTACTATAATCTGAGTCAAGATTGATCGTGTTTCCTCAGAGAAGTGCTGTTCTTAACATTGTATATCTTAAAAACTAAAACAAATACTACTATAATCATTTTTTCTAAAGTGTGACTTTTTTGTTTTTATATGACAAAACAAAATAGAAAGCCATATTTTGTTGTTTTCTTAAAATTGGATTATACTCAAAAAAAAATTTTTTCCGGACATTTTTTTATAAAAGAAAAACCTGACTCTTGAGGTTGATCACCTTTTTGAGTCAGATTTTTTTACCAAATATGAATTTGTTTGACTGCGATATATCCTTTTGGCTCGTATGAGGCTCAGATCTCAAGTCTTGTATTGCTTGCGTATCTATTGATAGGATAGTTCCCTGACTGAGGATGGACTACCTCAGTATAGGTCTGACCTCCATAGACAGCAATCAGTTTCCCACTATTGAGGTATCTTTTGTTCTCTTGGAGGATAAAATCTACCGAGACAAAGAGTTCTTTAACTTCTCGATTCATAGGGATCACAATCTCATTACTTCCTCCATAGGAAACTCTGATTGAGTCTCCCATGAAACGAACAAAGAGCCCTGCGGTTTCATCATTTCCTGGATTACTTATGTTGATAGCCGTAGGTCGAGGGTTAGCAATTTTTTCGATCTCGACCGTAAAGTCAATATGCGTAGTAAAAGCACTATAATCAAGATCAGCTCTTGAGTATGCAGGGATGATTCAGAGCTTGATCTTTCCACTTCCTTCTGGTCTGATCTTGATATAGTTGTCTCGAGGATCTTGAGATGGATCATATTCTCGTGCTCGATAGTATCCACTTCTATTGATTGACTTATTGCGAGCTTGAGAGAAAATTTCCGTAAAATCCTTAATGCTCGGCCATACTTTCTTATCTCAGATATAAACTGCAGAGACTTTTTTATCTCAGATATAGAGCGACTTGAGGGCTTTGTCTCCTAGTTGAATTGGCATTTTATAAGGTATTTTCTAAAAATTGTTTGATTTTATCCAGTACTTGACTGATTGCTTCAAGCTCGATATAGCGATCTTGATTGGCTCGTTGCTCTTGAGTCTCTCCTGTTTCTTCAAGGATCACTTTACCGAGAGGATCCAGCTCAGCTTCTCCATTTTTCTTGAGCTTTGGTCTCATAATAGGGACTTGTACTAATTCTTTTTGGGTATCTAAAGTGATTTTTTTGGTTTCAAGACAGGCTTTCGTACCGTCTTTTTGGTAATGTTCCTCATCAAGGTAACCTCAGAGCGTCAAGATCACTTTACCTGTAATTGCATTGTAGGTCAAGTCTGAGAGTTTCCAAAATCAGAGTGAAAAAGGTAAGAAATCTGACTTGAGACTTTTTTTGATTTCTAGTGTTTGCATTTTCTTAATCGGTTATATAGTAAACTACATTGTTTGGTCTCCCTGCTCCAAGAGCATCGTATTGAGCTTGGGTGAGTTTTTTCATCTTGACATTTCGCCCAAAGTCTTCTGCGACGACTGGCACGGCATTTTGATGGATCGTTTGAAGCTTTGATCCGTTGGAGAAGTAGGAAAGCACTCCGTCAGCCTCTCGATTGAATCCGGTGTCTGAGTCTCAGATCGCAAGGCTAATATTCGGAAATTCACCGTATTGTACTTGTCAGTGTACAAAGAACTTTTGCTTATAAGTTGCCAAATCGTGATTAAAAGCAACCCTTCGTGTGTTGTTATACAGAAATCTAAACCACTCACTTCCGTCATCGTAGAGCTTGAAGTCGAGTGAAGAGTCGTCATTGCTTGAGGATCTGAAGTAGATATTTGCTCCATCCGTGTTTGCATCTCGTTTAAGCCCTACACTTTGAGGAAAGTTGATTCGTGTCTTAGGATTGATCAGTCCTCCAGTTCTTCCGATTGCGACATCTTCTCCTTGCATTTGGAGATAAGGGTTTTGATCTGGTCAAAACATCAATCCCCAGCCTCCATCATGTCCTGTTCCTTGGGGCTGAAGATCTCACCAGAGCACTTGGAGCTGATGTCCACCTTGATCATGAGGAACATTAGAGAGTTGATACCTTGATCCAATCCTAAATTTTTTTTGTGTAAGATTAGTGGTGTAGTTGAAGTCTATCCTATCTAAACTTGCCACAGAAGAACTTTTATTGTCCAAAGCTTCTTGCAGTCCTTGAATTTCTGCTATTGAGTAAGTCGGCTTATTGATTTGCTTTGCTCGCTCGTATACATCAGACGCTGGTAGGCTCGTTGGGAAATTATGGGTATGATTTACATCTGCTTTCCCTGAGAGTTTGTTATCAATCTCGCTTTCTGTGTAGTAACGGTCATCGTGATTATGATTTGCATCTGCCTTGCTCTCTGCCGTTTGCTTGGCTTGGTTTGCCGTATTCAATGCAGTTTGAGCCGTTTGAGCCACTCATTGCACGAAGGTTGAGTCAGCTTTTTGCTCTATTTTCGTGTTTTGTGATTGGATAGCTGATGCAACTGCTGAGGAGTTAGCGTATCAGCTGAGGTCTACACTTGGAGCAGGAGCATTAGAAGGTCAGCTTTTTTTTACTGCACTTGCAAGATTAGCAAGGGTTTTATCCAAGATATTTTTTTGCTCAATGAGTTTTTCTCAGATTTTGATTGAGAAGTCAAGCCCCCCAGCACTATTTGAGCCAAAACTTACCTCTTGAATAATCCCTAGATACTCAAATCTTGCCCACTCAAGTTTCGCAATAAGTCTAATCGCTTTTTGATCTCCTACCGTAAGTTGGGTCATTTCTTCTCTACTTACTTCAGGGACAATGGTTACCAGCCCAGCACTTTCTACCAATTCATCAGGAGTTTTTTCTGGATTTTGTTCAAATTTTTCAAATAAAAGTCATTGACTGATGCTGCTTTGATTTTCTCTAACATTTCCATTGTTGTCTCTCCAGTAGTTGCAGGTATTTCAGAGACTATCTTTCCATTCTCGAGAGACTATCTTACTATTCCTTTGTTGAATATTGGCATTGTCTGACCAGATTCATGGGTGTTGGACTCCGCAATTTTTACTAATATCAAGATATTCTTTACTTCCATTTCCTACGATCTCAGACCTGTGCCTGATTTGGAGATCTGAGACTTTTTTACTCAATTCCTTCAAGATGGTATAGAGTGAAGTAAAGGCTTTGAATTCGATATTGATAAGCTCTTCACCATCATTCTTCCCCAAAGAAAAAGGTAAAACACTGACTGCATTCAGCTTTCAGAATATCGTTTCAATGATGCTTTTGATCGCAGTATTTTGAAATTTTAGATCTTCTCTGATCATACGATGCTTGGCATAGCCTATGAAGTCGTATCCTACCAGATTTACTACATTTCCTACGATGCTTCTCTCCTCGATATATCCAGAAAATATGCAATGTACCTTTTTTTTCTCATCAGGTAAAAAAGCCTGAATCAAAAATCCTTTTTTGATCTCAAATTCTTCTAGTCCTGCAAGATCATCTGGGAAGGAGAGCTTGATCATCCCTGCTTCATTGAGCTTTTTGGCTGCAGAAAAAGCAAACATTTTCCTGACAAAAAAGCTTTTTTCTCCTTTGGGATCTGAAATTTTTATGAGCATTTTCTTCCTTGCTTAAACAGATAAAGCCCCCCTCGCATTACTCAGTCGGTAGCTACTGCATAGTCACACGCCAAAAAACGAAGAAAAGAAATCTGACCTTCCCGTCCATGCATTGCACCATTAAAGTTTCAGATTTTTTCTCTGATTTTTTGTCTAAGTTGGCGACCAAGGTTTGCTTGCTGATAGTCTACTACTACATCGATCAAGACAGGGAAACAATCCAATCCACTCTCATAATCATCTTGATTGAGAAGTGCTGGACTCCATTCTTGCTCGTTAAAGATAATATACGGCTTTTCTGTATTTGTCGGCATACGCAAAAAACCTACTCTTTCTCCTACCATTTTCCCTATCTCAGGATCCTTTTGCAAAAATGCTTGTAATGCTTGAATATAGTTCATTATCGTTTGAGCGTATCAAAATAAATCTTTGTTGCTTTGTCTTTGTTAGCTTCTCGGGTTTCGGAGAAGAGGTGCTTTGCACTTATCCCTTTGTCTCTAATCTTTCTAGCCACAAGCCACACTGCAGACTTAGTTTCTTTGGGTTGCTTTTTTCGTGGTTGTGTTTTACTTCAGAGCAATCAAAATCTTCTGATTACCCACCCAACAAGTGCATCTAATGGAGGCATTTTCCCTGGCTCTCTCCCATGCTCAACTACATAAGCTGACCAACTCATACTTCAGACTCTGATGGTTTTTTCACTGATAAGCTCGTGAAAGATTGATTTTTGGAGATCACCAGTGTCCTTTGGGACTGCTTTTTTGAGCATCGTTTCCATATAGAGTCAGGCTTTTTTGAGAGCTTGCTGACTTCTATTCTTGACGGCTGGGATAAACTTAGGATTGATCACAAATTTCATTTTATACCCTGAGAGCTAAAATCTTGATATGATGGACTTTTTCTTTCCCTGCTACCTCATAGCGATAGAGCGGAGTATAGTCCTTATTCTCGATGCTGAGAAGATCTCAGTCTTGAAATTGAGAATCTGCTTTGAGATAGATTTTCCAGATCTGTTTATTGATCTGCTGATGCTGGATCTGCTGAAAATCTCTTTGATTTGGAGAGGTTTTCCTGCATTTCTCCTCTGCGATAACTTCTTGCGTTTCTGCTGCCAACCCTCCACTAAAATCAGTCTTCTTTCTGATTATTTTTACTTTATCTTTCAAAAAATCTTCAAACATTTCTCTTGTTTTTACACGATAAAACGCCCACTTGGACTGGTTTGATTTTCTCCTCTATAGTACCTGAGGACTCTGAGATAGTCTGCAAGGATAGGGATTCCATATCGCATGAGATTCTCTCCGCCTGTAAATGTCTCTGATAGCGAGTAGTCATCGTGCTTTTCTGTATAAGAGGAACGAGCTCACCCCGTAGGATTGAGCGTTTTATTGAGATACAAACTTTCCACCAAAAATCTGACTACTTCCTTGAGTTCCTCTGGGAAAATATACTCATCATCCTGCTTAAACTGCTCAATATCCAGATACAGCTTGATCTTATTTTCTACGATGTTCAGATAACGCTGAACTTTATCTGCAGAACTCGTGCAAAGTTCATAAAGTTCCTCATTGACTACGTTCTCTGTTAAATACTTAATATCGATTATCATCTTTTCGTGTAAACAAATAAAATCTTAGTCCCAAATTTCGTTCCAGCTCCATTCTAGATCAAGTACTGCTTCACTTATTCCACAGTCCACACTTGCGATCAATCCTTTGTTGCTCACAGGAGACAAGAGGCGAGGTCGTTCGCTATTGAGGGACAAACGGTTACTGAGGTTCGTCTTTTCTCCGTTTTTGATCACTCCTATGTTCTCCTCATAACTATCAATAACGATCTGCTCTCATGCTGTTAGGCTTATTGCTCCTAGTTCCATACTGGTGAGCAAGGTGTCTCCATTGATCGTTCTGATGGTGAGCCAAGGCAGTTGGAGATCTTTTTTTGCTGTAATCTTGAGATTCAGAGGTGCATCTGAAGTTCCGTGATACTCTAGCAGAGATCTATAGTATTTGTGCTTATGAGGCAAAAAGTTTGAAAGTCTGACTCAGAGTCTCGTGTTGTGATCTTTGAGGGTGCTTTGATGCTTAGACATTAAGGAGCTTCCCTCTTTTGCTACAAGCTCCACTTGGAAAGTTGCCCAGTTTTGATTGTTGAAGTCAAAAATCTTTGGACGGTCGACTACTTGTGCTTTTGTTGTTCGCAAGGTTCCATCTGGCGTCATAAACTCCAAATCGTGCCACCCCTCAGTATCACTCATAATGCTCGGAGGATTAAAGATACTTGATACTAATCTAATCAGCTTCATCCTCTCTATTTCATCACTTGCAAAAGCAGAAAAGGTCAGGTTAAAACTCCTTACTCCGTTGCTTGTTGCTCCCACCTTGGATCCATGGCGAAAAACATACTTGGTAATATCTTTTCTTGTTTCTACATGGTATCGATCAAATTCCTTCAGAGCAAAAAAACCAAACTTCTCTTGCCCTGCAAACATTGTAGGAGACCCTGAAAAGAGATAGCCTCTATATTTAACCATATGTACGATTAGATTTTCCATATTTTTTTCTTATAAGTAAAAAATCTGACTTACAGTATAGTCAGAATTTTATA